CTCCTAATTCTATCATACATGATACCAGCCTGATTTTGTGTAGGTGCTGCAATGACTATAGTACATTCATGTTTAACAGTTTTTAACATAAGTGGTGCAAAGAATGCAAAGTGTATTGCTTTAACTGCTGTAGACATTGTTTTACCTACCTGTCTTCCAGACCTATACACAATAAATCTATCTTGACAATCAACATATTTCTTATTATAATCAAATACATCATGACCTAGGAATATCTCGCTGAATTTACTAGGTGTATTGGCACATTCTGCTATCTGTTGTAAAAGATTCTTTCTTTCAGTTATAGTCTCTGCATCTGGTCTTGCCATTATTCATACTTCCTACCGTCATATTCCTCTTCTGGTATCCATACCCACTTTCCCTGTGCATCTGGTCTATATTTTGCCTTCTTTTTCTTATGAAGTATAAGCCTTAAAATCTGCATTTTATTAGCCATCGTGTATATAAGTTTAGTTTTCTCACTTGATTTTTTTGGTAGATTTTTTATGCGTTTATCTAGATCTTCAATCTCCTTTGTTAATTCATTCTCATCTGGTAATTCCCAGTCTGGCTCACTCCATATACCTTTAATTAAATCTCCTAGTCCCATCTACCGTCACCCCTAATCTTTCTAGATGCTATCCATTTAGGTATATAATAACCTATGGTTACACCACCCACTAAATACAATAATGATATTATAACTGAAAACATATCTCCAAACATTATCCCTCACTTCTTTGTGCTTTTATCTGTTTGAAAATTGATGATATATCACCAGTCTTTTCATCCATCTCTGTTTTTTCAGTAACTACAACCTTGGTGTTTAGATCATTAATTGATTTTATAACTGCTAATAATGTGTTTATTTCAGATTTTGTATTTCTATCTGGTATATTACCATCCATCTTTGCTTGAGTTAATGCCATCAAAACATTCTCAAATGATATCTTTGCTATCATATCAAGCATTGCTTTAACATCGTCTGGTTTTCTAGTATCTAGTGAGTTTATAACCTGTACAAAGTCATCTCTAATTGAACATACTGCACCTGCTTCATATTTTGGACACTTACCATTACCACCAGTGTCTACTGATCTATAAATACATTGGTCACAATATGCTGGTATGTTTGCATCCTTGAAATGTTTTGCAGAATTAAATGGTGATACAGTCTTTCTCTTATCTTCTACAACAATATTCTTACCGTCAACTGCTTTTATCTTGAATAGCTCTTCAACCATTATATAACAATTATACTGTTCTACTTAATAAAGTTATCTGAGTATGACTTTAAATGCTCACATATTGGCATATAGTATAATGCAATAGGTAGTTTTAACAGAGTATAATAATGTCTAACTTCAACACCATGCCAATTTATACCCACCTTCTCCATATTATCTTTATACTGTTCACAATAATGTTTTAGTATAGGCTCTGCCAACTTTCCCTCCTTATTAAAATCTATTTTAATGATTGTACCATTACTCCATATTTCAAATTTTTTTGCCATCGCTGCTGATATCCATAGACTAGTGTCAATACTATCAAAACAATTTTTCAACATATATTTTCCTTTACCCATACCATGGTATTTGAAATTCGTTGGTAATCTCTTTATTGCATCTTCTGTGTCAAATCTACCCTTCATTTTTCCTATACATATGTGTGATGCCTTACCATTCAATAAACTAAGATGTTTCAGATAATCTTGTTCTAAAACAGGTAGTGTGTTCAAACCACAGCCAATCTCTTTGTTCCATATGTGATTAGTTTTACTCATATCATCATTGATATAGAATTGTGTTGCATAATCATAATGCTCTTTCTCTCTTTTTAGAAAGTCATAATATTTTTCTCTATCAGTATTAGTACCAGTTGAAACAAATATACTATCAAAACAGTTAGAGAATGTTGATATGTTATGAGAGTACTTGTATGATAAAAATACATTCTTTACACCACAGCTTTGTAATGCCTCTAATGTGGCTTTATTGTTTGCATGGAAATATACTTTCATTCTCCAACAATCTTATGGCATAAACAATCACATCTTATTGGTGAGTCTTTTTGTTCTTTTTTACAGTCTACGTGGTCATGGGTTCTACATTGTGGTGATATGTAACGTATATCACTCATCTAAACTAACCCTATTATCCTCAAAACATTTGGTTGCATATGGACACATACCATCACATAGAAAACACTTTGTTCTTTCTGGTAAGGTTCTATTAATCAATGCATCTTTAATATCTCTAGCCTTTTTTATCATATCTTCTAATGTTTCTTCTGGTTTCGCCAACTTGAATGATATAACTGCTGGTTTATCTCTGGAATCTTTCTCAACTCTATTTGATATGTATACTACACATCCATGTTCAGCATCGATATCATAGCACTTTTTAAGAAGAACCCTATATCTATTAATCTGATCTTTATGAGATTCACTCACTTTTGATGTTGCTTTACTGAAGTAATCTATACTACCAGTGGTCTTTTTATCACAAATAACCCACTTATCACCTACCTTAATCAAGTCATCTATACTTCCATAGATAATATCCATCTGTCTTGGATCGTCAACTGGTATTTCTAATGCCTCTTCTCTGGTTAATGGTTCATCCCTGACATAGTCATATGCAAGGAATTTCTCATGGTGTTCTGGTTCAGCCATCATAGAATTTGAATGAACTATCTGACCAAAATATAATGATTTTATATCCTCTGTACTAGCACCAGTGGATGGTTCTGTTTTTTTATAAATAACATTTCTCATACATGGTTTAATAATATCTGATACATGTATTTGACCAAGTCTTTCAGTTTTTAATGCATCTAACTGTGCACGTCTCCAATGAAAATATATTTCACTATTTATATCATCAAGTTTTAACATACAGTATGTTATAATTACTTATATATAAGGCTTACTGGTTAGAAAACACCAAGACTTTTACAGTCACAGTCTTCTACATTACATCCTTTATTTGATGCATGATTTTTTTGATTGTGACCACAATTAACACAAGCGTTTGCATTAATTGTAATTTTTGCCATTAGTAACTTTCCTCTATAACAAAATTAAATGTTTTTGATTGTTCTGTCATTGCTCCAGATGAATTTTTAATTTCAACCTCACCAGACCAATTACCAGCGTTTGCTGTTGCTGTGTCATTTGCTGTCAATGCATATGCTATCTCCCCATTATCTCTATCTGAGAAAGTACATGAACCATCAATTATTAATGTTCCATCTGGTTTCCAGACCTTCCATTTTGCTGTAGCATATAATGATGTATCTGTAAGTGCTTTACCAGTTCCAGCAGCGTCCAATATATCAACATATACTGTTGCCCTAGAACCCACTTTAACTCTATATTCAACTGATCTACCTGTCATATTTTGGCTCATGTTCGTGTCGCACCTCTACTAGATCTTCGTCTGTTAAATAGTTTTGCAGACTTTATTCTACCGTATAGGCGTGCAGATCTTGTTCTGTTGTATAGTTTGGTACTTCTTGTTCCACCAGCCTTTATTGTATGTGTTCTAATTCTCTTAAATCCTTCAGTAATATTCATTGCACCATCAACTATTGTGAATATCCATCCTCTAACCTTGGATGTTTCTTCTGATATATTGATAGTATCTGATACTGATCTAAATCTATCTCTGTATGCCTGTTTAACTGTTGATAAGTTTAATACCTCATTGACATATCTTATCATGGTTCTTACTTTATTAAACTGTTCTGGAATTTGCATAACTTCATCTCTTATTCTAGCCATAACTCTAGGTTTAGCAGTTGTTTCAGATATACTAATATTGTCATTACCAAATCTGTTATAACCAAATGCCTTATGTGTTGCAGTTGCAATGTTTACAACAGCATTCTCAAATCTTATTCTAAGTCCTAATCTTGGTGCAGTCTCAGATATGTTGATTAGTTCTGGTGCAACCATTCTGACGAATCCCATGGCTCTGACAATACCTTTTCTTGCTATAGTTTGGAACGCATTTCCTTGGAATGCAGAATTTTGGAATGCACTAACTGGTTCCAATAATTGTTGAACTTCATTTATCATTCTAATTATAAGTTTGAGCCTACCATCAAAGTCTATAATATGCATGTCCTCATTTGCAAATCTAAATCTTGCTCTTAGTCTTGTAGGAAGATCAGTGACATTCAATGTTTCACCAATTAAAAAGAATCTATCCCTATATGATAATGTACCTGTGATGTTTTGAATCCTTAATGTCTCATTAACAAATTTATTAAAACCTAATACTTTATTATGAGCATTGTCAGAATCACTATCAGTTATATTGAAAATTTCTACAATAGATTTTACAGCACCTAGTGATCTAATTATACCTTTCTTTGCAACCTGTTGAAATGCATTATTCTGGAATGCA